TTTCCGCGCAGACCCTTTTGTTTCCAGGTCACCGTGACGGTGGTGGTGCCCGATGCGGTCACCGGCCAGTTCGTTTTTGCGTTGATCGCTGCGGCGACATTCGTTCCGACCGTGCTAGCGGCGTCGGTGTTGGCAACCGCGACGTCAACCCACTCGTCCAGGATCTTGACGCGAATGGTGCCGGCTGCCGTGGCAGTGCCGGCGAACAGCATCAATGCCGTCGCGGCAACGCCGACGCTCTCGGTGACAGGACAGATCCAAACCTCCGGCACTCGCCATTGAGCGAACACCGCGCGGATCATCAGGTCGAGTTCAGAGCCAGCTCCCGTGAGCGTGGTCCCGTCGTCTGCCGAAGCGCAAAACACCGGCGTGTCCAACGTGGCGGTACCGGCGCTGGTCTTGTTGCCTATCAGGCACAAGCGCATCGGTGCACCGCCCGAGACGTTCGATGCACTGCCGAAGCGTGCGGAGAAGACCATGGCGGGGCGCTTCGTCGACGAGGAAAACCCCGAAGGCAATGTGAGCGGCATTAGACGGCTCCTTTGGCTTCAACGAGTTCCAGCGCACCGGTGCGGATCGCCTTGCGGTAAAACGCATGGTCAGCGACCAGCTCGCCCTCGAGCAAGATCGCGCCTGCATCGTCGCGGCCTACAAGCCTCGTTCGCGACGTTCGCTTGCCGTTGTCGTCAATGTGCAGAGTCGGGCCTTCGCCTCGCGCTCGCACGCGAATCGTGGGGAATTCCATTGTGTGTCTCCTGTTAGAAATCGTTGCGCGATTGCGAGACGGGGTTGTCGAGTTCGTTCCCGTCCAAATCGAAGTTGGTATCGATGCGAGTCAGCGGAACGCCCTCGGCGTCCTGCTCCACTTGTTCACCTGCGTAGTCGGCCGAGAACCGCAGCACGCGGGCGTATACCACGCCGTGCTCGGTCCGCGCCCTGCGTGCGCCCCGACATCTCACGATGCCAGTGCCAGCAAGTCCGGGGATCGCGAGACCCGTGATGGCTTTGCGAACGGAGTCGGTGAGCGCGAGATATCCGGGCGCGTTCGTCGAGCCCTTCTCGGCCTCGGCGTCGCCGCGTGGATCCTCGACCACGACGTAGACGCAAAACGTCGCGCGGAAAACTTCTTCGATCTCGCCTACGAGCGTTTCGACCGTCAACTCTGGAACTGGATCGTCGCTCTCCTGCGAAAGCAACGCGGCGGGTGTGTTGCCAAGCGTTGCCTCAGCGAGCGCCTGTTGCGTCGGCTCGCCGTCGAAACGAGCGATGAGCGTGAAGTCTTTCGAGCCCAGTGGGCCCGTAGACTGCAGGGCCGTAAAGAGCGCGTCCTCGATCGAGTCGAGCGTTGCGGACGGTTCGTCGATCACCGGAACCCCGCGACGCTCACGGCGCGATCAAGCGCACGGTTGCAATCCTGCTCGAAGAACGGCTCGATGTAGTTCCACGCGGGGCGCAGGTATGCGAACTCTGGCCGCGCCTCGAGATAGCTCGCGTAATCCATACCGGCCACTACGCCGCCTTGCAGCGTGCCAGCGAGGAACGTACCGCTTGGTGGTAGGCCTTCGATGGACTCCTCCAAATTGCCGGTGCGGTTTTGCCACCGGTGCATGGCTTTGGCGGTCTGCGCCAACCGATCGCCCGTGCGCTCGAAAACGCCGTCCATCTCATCGTCAATCTCATGGTCGAGCGCTCGGAAGCCTCGCTCGATTGCACTGATGTCGAGTTCTGCTGCGAGTGAAAACATCAGAATGCCGTTGGGTCTTTTCGGTCTCGTGCACGACCGAACGATTGCGTGTTCTCACCAACCGCGTCCGTGATGTTGCGCACGGCCGCCCGTGGCTTCGATCGACCTGCAGCGCTGGTCTTCACGCGGTTGCGATTGTCTTCTGAGAGATCGTCGAAAAACTTATCCGCGCGAGTTGCCGCTGCCATAAACGGCATGCGGTGGTCATTCGTGAACAGCGGGTTATAGAGCACAGCTTCGAGACACACGTAGGCCACGATAGCGCCCTTGATCGCTTCATCCACCGTGCCGCCTGGCGCGTCGAATGCCGCATCGAAGTACGCGGCGCACTTCATCTGCGCTCGCGAATCCCCGCTTGCAATACAAGTGGCCAGGTACGCCGCATCGACGTGGCCAGTCTTGTTGCGGTCAAACAGGCGCAGGTACACCGTAGGGAGCACCCGCGCCTGAATGTCCTCTGCCGTAATGAGAGCCATCGAGCTAGTTAGGCGATCACTGCCGTTGCGAGGTACCCCGCGTTTGCACCACCGACAACAACGTCGTCATCAGAATGCACGACCTTGATGAAATTGCCGCCTCGTGCGCCCGCGATGGGAGCGAAGATCGACTGCACGCCGAACGGAGGAACACTGCCGGCGGTGAACCGGAAGGTGTATCCAAACGTGCCGGTCATGCGCGGGCTGGGATTCGGCTCGACGCGGATAAGCGCCATGCTCTTTCCCCAGATGAACGAATACGACGCCGTCCCGCCTTCGCGAGCGGTGTTGTACCGGCTTTCGCCGATGATCACCTTGTCGAGTCTGAACGCCTTCGCAACGGTCTCGGGATCGACGAGCAGCGGAGTAGGACCCGCCGAGGTCGATGCACGAGAGATCACGTAGGCGATTAGCTTGGCGTTGGTACGGAGCTGGTCCCACGCTTCTGCACCGATCACCATCACGTTCGGGCGAACGAGTGGTTTGCGGATCAGCCCCAAGATCACCTTGGCGGGATCTGAGGTCGTGTCGAACTTGTCGCCCGATGCGAGATCGCCAGTGTTAGAGCCGTAGTTAGCAGCGCCGAACACAACCGCTGCCACGCGGATTTCGCGCGCCAACATCAAGTAGTTCATCAGCACGCGCTCGGAGATCAATCGCGGCTCAAGCGGCGCGTCGGCGTTCGCCTCTTCATCCGTCGAGATGAAGTCCATCAAGCCATAGTCCTTGCACAGGTACGTTCCGGCCGTATCGAGCGATGCTCCGGCGCGGTTCGGCGATGCTTCCTGCGAAGCGATGAGCGCCGTCGGTACGTTGAAAGACGTTTCAGGTTTCAGCTTGTAAAACAAGTCTGACTTTTTGCCGCGATTGATGACCGGCATGCACTGGTCCGCGATCATCTCGGTGTTCTGATAGGACACGAGAAGGTTCTCGATCGGTGCATTAGTGTGGACGCTTGAAACGCCCAAACCGAGTTCGATGGCCTGCGGAGAGAGTCCGCGACCCAAGAGCAATGAGCTTTGCAGTTGTTCTAGGTTCATAGGATTAATCCGCGATCTGGAGGGTGAAGGGTTGGACAACCATGGAGACCGGCGCCGGGGCCGTTGCTGTCGTGAAGGCCACGCCAACCACACGGACTAGCGTTCCGGCCGTGCCTGCAGCGGGTTTCACGGCGCCTGCCGTGTCGCCAACCGCGAGGTTCTGACCGACGGTGACGTTGCCCTGCGTGATGCAGGTCGCGAGTGAGCCTGCGAGTGCGACGTAAACAGTGCCGCCGTCGGCTGCCGTGTTCAGCGCGATGCCGATCATCATTGTGGCGGTGTCGCCCGTGGTCGCGGTTTTGACTTTCGGTGCCGCGCCTACGGCTGCGGTCGTAGCGACCTGTACCGCGGTGTTCGCGGTGATTGCGCCAACGGCCAGGCATGCCGCTACGTTCTGGAATCCGCCAGCCTGTCGGCTGATCAGAACCGCCACGCGCTCTCCGCTCGATGCACTCTCTAGTGCCATGCCGACGATCGGCAATGACCCTAGTCCAACGGTCGCGGTTACCAGGGTGCCGGTAACGCCACCCACCACGAGCATGTCTTTCCGCGTGATGGTTCCACCGGCGATGCCTGAGTACACGCCGTCAAGGACGATGTCGCACCCTTCACCGACGGCACAAGAGCTGCCCTCATGCTTGAGCAAGCCAAGCACAAGTGCGTCGGCTGCCGTGGCGGCAGGCGCTCGGAAAGTATCATCCGCAGTGCCCATGATCACGGCCGCGCCGTCTGCGAGTACAGACTGTGCGGCAAGCGAAATTATCCCGCTTCCGGGAGATCGGTTTGAAAGGCTCATATTACGACCTCACCACGCCACTGACGGCGTTCTTGAGTTGCTTGGAAGCGAGCAGGATCGACTCGTGCTCCGTGAGTTTCGGGTTCTTTTCGCGGAGCTGCGCGGCGATGTCCCGAGCGAGTTCGACATGCGAGCGCGGCATCACCGGAGTGGACTCGGGCGCGCTGGTATCGCCAGCGAGCGGAGCCAACCGAGTGCCGAGCAACAGGGCCTTGAGCCTTTCGTTCTCGACCGAGAGCGCGGTGGCCTTCGGATCTTTCGCCGCAGAGATCGGATAGGCTTTCGCGAATCCTTCCCAGTCAGCCTTGGCGTGGAACTCGAGCGAAGCCCGAATGCCTTTCAGGCTCGCGTTCGACGCGCACAGCGCATCAATGTGACTCGCGCGTTCGCCTTCCTTGCGCTTCTCTTCCACGGCTCGATGTGACTCGAGTTCCGTGGTGAGGGTCACGAGCTTGGCCGAGTCCGCTGCGAGCGAACCGATCTTGCTGGCGACTTCCGCGCGGGTCGACAGGTTCAGCGCTTTGCGGACCTCGAGGGCCTCGCTGGCAAGCGCCTGCACTTTTGCTCGGGCATCGTCTTCACTCGACACCGGCACACCGAGTTGCGCCGCGAGCTGCAGGAACGTTTCCATGCTGTTTACCTTGGTCTTGCCGGTTAATTGATCCGCTGCCAGCTTCGGCAAATCGACTAGAGCGGGGTTGTTGGTGAGCGAAAACGAGTAGAGGAATGAGCCGATGTCGTGACCTGTCTCCTCATCAATGGCGTGTTGGAACAGCGTGACGCTGCCGAACTGAAGCGCGCCCTTCTGAACGTCCGCTTTGGTGGACTCTTCCACCCAGCGAAAGCGTCCCTCGAGCGTCGCGATAGTCTGGCCGTTGCGCTGCATTGAACCGACCCGCATGGCGACAATCCACGCATGCGCCTTACGCGATTCAGGGTGCGCATCGTTCTTAGTGTCGGCGTGATAGAGCACCACCGGGCGTTCGCCGTAGCGCTCGAAATTCTTCACGACGTCGCGAAAGTCCTGGCGCGTAAGCTCGGCCTCGCGGCCCTTCAGTTCGACGGCGTACGCCAGCACGTTCCAAGGGGACGCACTATCGAGTCGGACCGGCGATCCGATCAACTCGACTTTAAAGTTTAGTACCGGGCGCATCTTTCTTCTTCTTGGCCTTCGGGTCAGCTGCTGGATCGGCGTTCGGATCCACCGGCGGCGCAACGGCCATCACCTCTTCGTCGGGTTTCGGCTCGGGGATCGAGAACCGATCGCGCACGAACGTCTGCCCGATGCGGAGACCTGCCTTCGAAAGCGTCGCGTAGCGCGTTGCCAGCAGGTCCTGCGACTCGGGCGGATCCGTGCGGATCTCGATCGTCGGGATATCTTTCTCGTCGCCCAGACCGCTCTCGAGAACCATCGGCCGAAGCAAGTCGTGCTTGAGTGTGGCGCTCACGGCCCGTGCGTCGTTCCGCGCGATCATCTGTTCGCCGTCCTGGTGCACTTGACCGAGAGCCCGGTTGCCGCCGCTCGTGCCGACCTCGGTGCCGAGCGTCGAGCCAAGTACGGCCTTCGAGATCTCCTCGTTACACAACCGGATCAGCTCCGGATGCACGCCGTGGGTATCCGCCGCAGGGTTGTGGAACTCAGGCTTCGTCGTGTCCGGGAATACTCCGCTGACGCTGCTCGAAAGGGCCTCGAGCAACACCAACATCTCCGCAACATCTTCGTCGGATGCCTGCGGAAACTTCGGGTCCTTGCCGGATCCATAAGTGCCCGTTCGAATGGGACGGCCGTATTGCTCTGCGAACGCCAAGAAGTCGCGCCAACCGAACGCCTTGAAGAGTCCTGAATACCAAACGCACGTGCGCCCTAGCCCTTCACGCGTCGGGTATCCACCTCGAATGCGCGGCGCATGGAGGATGAATTTACCTGGGAGCAGCGCATTCAGATCATCGACCGCGATGCCGTATCCGCTGTTGAAGATCGACGACGGATCGTTGTCCCAAATGCGAAGCTTCCAATCCTGCTGCGAGTAGCGAAACCTTCGCGGGTGCACCGGCTCGATGCACGTCGGCACCCAGCGCCTACCGTCCCGATCCATGATCACTTCGCAGACCGCTCGACCGTGGTACACGGCCGACATCAGGTCCGCGATCGCCTGCGGAAACGCGCGCATGTTCTGCAACGCCTCGGTGCAAAACTTTACGATTCGTTCGGCCTTCTTGGGCGGTGTGCCTGGCGCCGGCATGATCTCCCATTCAGCGCCGGCCACTGCCATTTCGCGCTTACCAAGCACGGACTGAAGGTGGCCGTCCTTCTCGCGAACCTCGTCGAGCAAGTCCGCGAGCCGTTGCATCTCCCCGATGTCGGCTGATCGCAGAATCGAACTCACGATCCCAGGGTTGAGCGAATTGCCGATACGATTCTGGTAGCGATCGTTGCGCGGCGCAGACGCAATAGCGTGGACTCGCGCGCCGATGCCACGCGGTACATCTTTTAGCTGCGGGTCAATCATCCGTAAATCTGTCTAACGACCGCTGTGCCCATGCGTGGCTTTGCGACAGCCAGCGCGCCAACGACGATCGAGTGTGCGCCACTCGTGGAATCGCACTGATCGTCGTGTGCGCCCTCGGGGAACGCTTCGAACTCCTCGAACGCGAGCACGTTCCACGCGCCACGCACGAACACCACGTTGCCAGCCTGGCACTGGGCCGAGAACGGACCGAAGGCCGTGATCTTGTCGACGCGCTTTGCTCGACCCAGCACGCGCCGGTCAGGCATGTCGACCACATACGTGTGGATCTGGTCTTTGCCGGCCTGCCCGGGATCCTGCTCGATGTAAATCGTGACAGGCTCGCCGTCAGTCGCGGCAACGGACTTCACGAACGCTCGAACCTCGCCAGGCGTGCCGCGGATGCGCGAGATGTTCTCAACGCAATAGCGGCCGTCTCGGAGCTTCGAGTACAGCGTGCCGGATGCGTAATCGCCACCGGCAGCGAGATCCCAGTAACGAACGCGAGCCATCACGTCGACGGGCGGCGCGTCAAAGATCTCTTGGATCCATGCGCGCTTGAAATACAGCCCCTTGGCAGGCTTGATCAGCCAGTTACCGTTACGGAGCTGCTCGCGCGTGACGGGGTCTAGCTCGTCGAGTCGGCGAACGTAGTCGGGATCGTTCTCGGCGAGCTTCGGGTTGTCGTCGATCTTCGCAGGAACGAACGTGCGACCGAGCGCGCCCACGGTGCCCTTCGGCACAACGTGCTCGCCGTCTCGCTGCTTCACGAAGTGCAGCACATCGCCAGGATCCGCGACGACCGTCGACGCGGGATCGAGCCACGCGGACCAGCGTCCCATCACCCATTCATGTCCCGTGTTGCCGGGATTCGTCGCAGCTCGCAAGCGGCACGGCACACCCTTCGCGGACCGAAGCCGCGAGATCAGGTACAGGTACTGCGACTCTTCGAAGCTAGTTAGCTCGTCGAACCCCACGAACTGAAATTCGCTGCCCTGGTAGCGGTGCACGTCTTTCTCGTGCTCGACGCTGCCAAACATCACGCGCTCACCGTTCGGGAACGTCCACAGCTTTTTGGTCTCGTTGTACCAACCGCCGAGCATTCGATAGAGCTGTTGCGATCGGCGCACGAGGTTGCCCTCAAGCTCCGGAAACGTGCGGCGCAAGAGCAGCCCCTGATACGCCGCGCCGTAACCACGGCCCACGTACCGGATCGCGTCGACGAGCAAGGCGTCAGACTTCCCACCGCCAGCGGCGCCTCCATAGAGCGCTTCGAAGCACGTGAGCGACAGGAACCGCGTTTGCGGGCCCGCGTTGGGCTTCCAGTCGTCTGGGTGCGGCTGTCGTGTGGCGAGTGCGTTACTCATTGGACTCAGGCGGAATGAAAATCACGGGGGCTGTCACCGCGCCTGCAACGGCGATCGGTCCACCGCCGGGGCCAGAGTGGCGCACGCGCTTTGGCGCTGCGGCTCCGCAGATGACCGCGATGCGTTCGGCTGCCCTTAGAGCCAAAGCAAGCCGACCCTTCTCCTCGGCGAGTCGCTGGATCCTGAGCGCGGTCTCCTCGAATCGTGCGCGTGCGGCACCGGGGCTGCGCTTGCAGTCTTTCGCGAGTCGCTTCTTAACGATCTCGATGTACCTGCGAGCGGTGCGCGATGTCGTTTTGAACTGCGCAACGACGGCGTGCTGAATTTCACGCGCCGTCCGGTTGTCGCGATACATCTGCTCGACCAGCTCGAGCCGCATCGGATCGATCTTTTTGTGCGTTTTTTCGGGTTCATTCGACAAGGGACAAAGGACCATTGGGACATAAAGCCCCGAGAGCTATTCAGCGCCGTGATGCGCCGTTGCTGTTGCTCGCCATTGGCGACTGGACAGCTCTCGAGGCTCGGGCAATTCACATGCGAGCCATCGGTCGATCAGCTCGCGACTGCAGACGTATCGAAGTCCGTAGCGCCCGCGTGAGTGCAGCGTGCGGATGCCGCGAACGCCGATTGCGTGCCAGGCGTGCAGCCACCTGCGCACTGTGCGCACCGGGATTCGGATCTCCGCGGCGACCTGCTCCGAGGTTAACTCGGGGCTCTTGGCGGCTCGTTGAGGCAAATCTCAAGATCCAGAAAAAAGGGGTATCGTGGCCTATTGGGCAATGCAAGCGGAAAGTGACGCATGCCATGCCTCGGCACCGAGCGATAACAGCTTGCTGCCACTCAATTCCGAAGCAGCGAGCGCGGGTTGCGAATCTCTTGAAGCCAGTTTCACGCGCCATGTGACGATCGTTTTTTGTGTCTCGAGAACGAGCGCAATTCGCTGTGCAAGTGTGCACTGATGTGCGCGTGGGCCGAACTGTTTCTCAACGAGCTGTTCACCTTGTCCATCCGAAATGATCGCGTCGGTGACTCGCAGCGCAAGGCCACGCAGCTCGCGGTAGCGGCCCGTGGCGACCGGTGAAACGTTCGTAGCGTCGTCGGGCTGCGGCGCGTGTCCAACGCCCTTGGTGCCACGGTTGCCGTTGCCCACGATGCCCAGCTCGAGGCACGAGAGCACGCCGCGGAGGGATGATCCACCACCGCGCGCTGCTCGTTCGACGCGCGACACAGCTGCGTCCCACGCGAGCACATCGTAAACGTATCGATGCACCAGGTTCACCTAACCCTCACTTTCGTCCACAGGGCTCGCAGGCCCCGCTCGTTGGTCGGAATGGCGTCCAGGCCACAATTCCAAACGCGCGCCCTTTCCCGGGTCGCTGGAGGCCTTGCTGGTATCGGCATGACCGACCTAACACCACCCGTCTCGTGTCCGCACGGTGCGCATAGCCATCGGCCACGCTCGTCCGTCCACCGGCAGTCAGTGCCGCGAGCGCAGACTGCACAGCGTTGGCGTGGAACGGCGCTCACTTGGACGCCCACGGCGCGAGGTATGGGACGCCGGGCCAAGCTTGGAAATCGAGCAGCGCGTCGACCCAGATCGATTTGGTCCCGGCTTCGAGTTCGCGCCGAATGAAATTCCACGGGATCACGCACGGCACTTTCTTCGGCCCGTGAATCACCAGCACGAACGCGAGCGCCCCGCCTGCCCACGCGTTCGCGAGTTCGGCAATCTGACTGACTCGCAAGTCTCGCAATTCGAACGGTCCGCTTGAGACGCGTTTTGTTTCGACGTAGACCGCTTTACCACTTCCGATCATGTGACCGTGGTAGTCAACGCCCGCGGGTTTAACGAAAACCTGTTTGCCGCGAACCATTCTCGTGAGCGTCGGGCGCTTCACAAGTTTCGCGACGCGTCCAAGTTCACACTCTCGGTTGAGAGCGTCGACATAGTCCTCGTTGCGCGCGCCGATGGCTTGACGTTTGCGACCGCGTCCATCCTGAACCTTGAGTGCGAAGCGGGCGTTGTACTCATCGACGCCGATGCGTTTGGTTGTGTTCACCATCACGACACGCTCTCCAATTCCGCACACGCATCGCACTCAGGATCGCCGTCGGAGTCGACGTGGAGCCACGCGCCAACCGCGCCGCACCATCCGCACTCGAGCGGCGGAGGCGCTCCCGGCCCCGTGCCATTGCACTCGTGATCGGGCCACCATGGGACCTTGCAGTGCCAACAGTAAACGTTCATTCCGCGGCCTCCGGTAGCGTGAATTTCGTGCGCTGCGCGGGGTCGCGGAGATCTTCGTCCGGCAGCTCGTGCCAGTACGCGCACCCGCCAGGCCCGCCCGATCGAAACTGCCCCGCACGGATTCGCGAGATCAACCGTGTGTTGTCGCCGTAGCGCGCGAGGAACGTTTGCGCGTCGAGGTTGCCGGCGCACAGCGTGGCGCGACCGTTGTCGTAACGCTCGCAGAGCAACGCCGCGATGCGATCGGATGCGTCTTTCGAATCCTCGAGCCCGAGTTCGTCGATGGCCATAAGGTCGGAACTCGTCCAGTCGTTCCAGGCCTGCGCGTTGGCCGGGAACGTGTTGCGCGGTGTCGAGCCCACGACACGCGCGAATGTGAACCGAGCTTTCAGCGAATGGCTCGCCACAGCCCACGCAAGCGCTGTGGACTTGCCGCCTCCCGGAGTGCCAGCGAGCACAAGCACCAAGGGCTGACGCGCTCCGATCACCACCGGCATCTTCGAGCGCCACTCGAGCGAACTTTGCACCCTACGCATCGCCGCGGTGACGTGCGGGTCGGGGTCGCACGTGACTGCGCGCAAACCGGGCTCGGCCGGTACGCCGCGCTCGTCGCAAAGCTCCGCGAGCGATTCGCGTTGCTTGCGGTCGAGGGCCTGCTCGTACTCGGTCAGCCTGCGCGCGTACTCGGGCGATCCGATCTCCGCCGCATGCCGTTGCAGCACCCTGGCAATGATGGGGCCGATGGGCTTCGGGTCGCTCATTGGTTGCTAGCCTTTCGGGCAAGATGTTCGCCGAAGATGTCGCGTGAGATGCCCTTGCGGGCCGCCGTCGCCTCAGCGAACGCCGATGCAGGCGCGGCCGGTGCGATGCCCTTGCGCGGGTCGACAAACTTGGCGCGAGATGGGTCGAGGTAGCCGACGAATTTCTCGACGTGCGCGACGTCTCGGAAGATCAACTCCAGGCCGTCGAATCGGGTGCCACGATCGTTTGCGCCTTGGTGCCACGGGTCGGCTTTGCATCCGTCGATTGCGCGCCAGCAGTCCTCGAACCCATGCCGCGCAATCGATTGCTGCAGCAGACGCTCGCGCTTCGGGTCAAGCACCGAGCGAGGATGCTCCATCACCGATTGCCAGTGCGCGAACAGCTTGCGAACTTCGCTGATTGCCGAATCTGGTTTGGGCGAATTGGATTTCGAATCGCTTAGGGTCAGAACGGCCGGCGGAGCCGGAGGGGACCCCGAAGGGGGCTGCTCGACATCTCTGTCTTTCTTAGATGTACTCTTATCTTCTCTACTCAGATCTAAACTAAGCGCGCGCGCGCGGGCGCTAGCAATCTCATCCTCGTGTTTTCGCGCACTTAGCTCTGGTTTCGTTGCAGCTTCGTTGCTCGGTCGTGGTGACTTCGTTGCAGCTTCGTTGCTCGGTCGTGGTGACTTCGTTGCAGCTTCGTTACCGGTTCGTTGCTCGGTCGTGGTGACTTCGTTGCTCGATGGTTGCTCGGTCGTTGCAGCTTCGTTGTCGGGGGTCGGGCTCGGCGAGACCTCTTCGTCGTCCCAGCGGCGTTGGGCGGCAACGAAATTTCTGACCACCACGACGGTCCCGCGCTGAACCAAGTAGCCCTCCGCGA